CTGATGATATCATAAATTCGTTTTGAGTGGTAGCATCAACCAGCCAAGGAGATAAAGTATCTTGTTCTCCAACCACAAACGGTTCTATAAGTTTACAGTCTGGTGATCCTATGTCTGCTAATACTTCCTCAATCTGAGTCAGTAGCATCAGATTGTTCGTCAGAACTAATAGTTTGATCGGTTTCTTTTCCATCTTTTAATACCTTTGTTTCGTACATTTCTTGGATTTTTTCAACTGGTGTCACCATTGTAACTACCCAGTCAGCATTGATAGGAATCATCTTTTCTCTAGCAATTGGCATCCATGGATGCATTCTAACAGAGACTTCAGATTCTGCAGACATATCTTTTGCTTGCAACTTCACAACACATGGTGAACTAAGAAAATATCCCATCACTTGTTCAGTGGTAGGAGATACCATTTCTTGAACATCAGCAATGACATCCTCACCTGATTTTAGAACTAAGACTTTGATTGTCATTTTCGTTATTATCTTCCATAATAATTATATCAAAAAGAAAGGGGTCTGTAAAGACCCCATAATCTCATGGTTGCGTTAATGTTAAGCAATCATTCATATTCTCTCCTATCGGATTAAATTCGATTGTGTTACCATACACATCTACGATTCCTCTTTCAGTTGGAGCTCCTCCTGATTTAGGGTCAACTTTTGAGTGTTGTGGTAAAAATCCACCTAATCTGATTTGAAACTTATCTTCATCAAGTTCATCAATAATTTGAAAAGTTTCTTTATCATCATGGAATAGATTGTAAGCAAACGTAATTACCTGCTCTTTATAATTGACAAATTCTTCAATCCACTCAGAGCGAAATACTTCAAGATTATCCTCAAGATTTGCTGCATAACCAAGAATCCATATTGGAAGACCTAATTGACCAGCACGATAGATTCCTTTAGACCATGCACCAACGGCATCACCTCTATGAGCACAAAATAGAATGTAACCTTGTGCTAGTAACTCTTTATCAGAACGACCTTCAACACCCATTCTAACTAAGTTATGTTCATTCTGGATTGCGTATGAAAGAGTGAATTCATTATCACCTTTAGTTGAGTATGAACGAAACTGAGGTGTTACACCAGCTTTTGCAAATCCTAATTTTGCGATGTCTTTTCGCCAGTATGCAGGTTTGTCAGATGCTATTGCATTTACAAATTGTTCAATCGCAACAACTTCACGTTCTATAAGATTTGCTTCAATAGCATTAGAAACTTCTTTTACAAGATCTTTTTTTGTAAGACTCTTTGCAGGGTTGTTGTGGTGATTTGTGATGTTACGAGCAATAACCTCATAAAGAGGTGTGTCGAACTTGTATAAATCGTAAAAATATGAATCTTGTCTTACTGCGTTTATTCCAGTATCTTTATCTGTGAGAACACTGTAACGATGAAAACCAGATAATCCTTTTACTTTTACTTTGTTAAGGTCTTTTGTGGTAGTTGCAACAGGACATGGTGCATCGAGTTTATATCCTTGTGCATTAAAACTTATTTTAAGATCTAATCTGTGATCGTGATCTAATGCTTTAGCACGAGGTTGAACTTCTTCAGCATTGAATGAAACATGCACATTTGGGATTTGATATCTTCCAAGAAAAGTTGCATTGTCTCCAATGAATTTTTTCCACTCCTCATTTCCTAAATGTGGGGGTAATATACCTCCTTCTGATGGATCTACACTTTTATGTAATAAACTTGCATCTAGTCCTAATGTATTTTCAGAACCATTTAAATCTTTTGCCCACTCTAAACTTACATTCTGTGGCATTTTTTGTACTCTAGCATTAGCTAGAATATCTTTTGGTGTTGTCATTAATTTTTTCCTTTAGTGAAATTGATACGAGATCAAATTACTGTAATGTTCACTGGAGTCATCGGACTTCTGCGTGAATCAATTACTTTAATTCTTTTCTTACTATCTATTATAGTATATCCTATAGAACTTGTCAACTGTCAAAAAAAGAGACCCTTTCGGGTCTCTGATCCATCTCGAACATTAGTATTTAGTCATCATAGACTAAACAATGTGAGTTTGTTGGGTGCTCCTCGCACTCCTTATCCCAATAGGATTTCTTATCCTTGGCAGTTCGTTTGATGTCACTAAGGGCATCTTTGATAACTGTGAATGGTGTTCTGAGTTTCATGATACACCTCCTTAGAGCCAGTCTTTTCTGGAATGATGTTCGGGAACAACTTTACCTACTGTAACTGTAAGTAAACCATCCTCGAACTTCACATCTCTAACTTCTGTGTCGTCAGAAATGTGGAATGCTCTGCTGAAAGATCTTTGAGCAAGACCTTGATGAGCATAATCTGCATCCTCCTTCTGTTCCTTATTTCCTTCGATCATCAACTTACCATACTCAGTGTAAACTTTAACTTCTTTCTTCTTGAATCCTGCTAGAGCAATCTCTAGTCTAGATTCCACGTTGTTTACATGAACAATGTTGTAAGGTGGATAATTGCATGTGGTTGTTTCATTGAAGAAACGATTAAGGTAATCTTCCATTCCTAGACTGTTCTTGGATATCTTATCCAATAAGTCTGGAAGATTCGCAGCGTGATACCTTGCTAAGTTCATAGTTGTGCCTCCTTTAAAAGCGAGATTTGATTAGGTGGATCCTTTCGGCATCCACTACTAATTATACACCAAGACAAGAAAAAGGGGATGTTGAATCCCCTACATTCTTATTCGGTTTCCTGCGTCTTAGTCTTTTTACCTATATTATACTTTTGCTCCAGAATCCAATCTCCCTTATCTTTATAAGAAAGCACTTTGATTTGATTCAGTGGTGCAATGTCTGCAACTGATCCTTCTTTTACAATAGTAATCAATCCCCAGTCTGCTAAGAGACGAGTGATACGATTTCTACGTTGAACATCGTTAATAGTAAGGTTAGCATGTTTTCCGTCTAAAGCAAACAGCTCCTTGAAGTGTACTATAAAATATTTACCTTGTTTATGTAAAATATGACACGACTGATATAATTTCTTTTCCTTTCTCGATGCTACACCAATTCTTGTGAGTGTTTCCCTAACTTTTAGAAAATCATCTGGTTCATTCAAGATGACCTCTAGCATTTGATCTTGTGACCACTCTATGGTTGGTTCAACCGTCATAGTCATTTGTTTCCTCCAATGTCAAGTCGTTGTTTAATAAAGTTAATTTGGTCAGGTGTTAATATTTTCAAAGCATTAGATGCTTTTTCGTTACTGTAACCATAGTATTGTTTGACGATTTCAAGATCCGTGACTTTATCCTTACGGAGCCAGGGAGAAAATCTTTTCTTTTTCCTAAGTGTATTTAGATAAAAAGAATATTGAAGATCCTTATCTAGGTTAGGAAACTTATTCATCTCATTGGCAAACATGACACAATCAATATGACCAGATAGACAACGATTGATAATATATGGAGGATACTTGTTGATAGCATCAGGATTATCTTTTAATAAATCTTCTTTTGTAAAGTTGATAGAGTTCAACCAATCCTTTAGTTCAGTCATACCATATACCTCCTCCAAGGATCATAACATGGAGTTTGACATAATGGTTCATTCCAAGGATTAAGAAGTATGGAAAGTCTCTCACCCTTGAATGGTTCGACGTTATGATATATGTCTGGGCCAAAAAATGCCATTCTATTTGTTTTGGGTAAAATTATAGTTCCGTTCTCAAAACATAGTCTACCATCTTTTACATTTTCATCAACATAAGGATAATATACTGTGGTGCATATTGGATACTTTAATTCACCAGTTGTCATTTCAAGTCTATCATCATGATCACGATGCCAATCACGAGGTCTAGTATTCATACGAATCCAAGTTTCATATCCAATTGCAGATGACAAATCAAAATGATTTTTCACTATATTCAGTAGGTGCATTAAATATTTTCTACCTCTATGTTCTTCTTTCCATTCAAACCAAAAAACATCTAGGTCATCAATTCTTTTTTTCCAATCACCATTTAATTCTTTAATTAATTTTAAAAATTCTTCGTGTTCATCTTTTGGAAATACTTCATCCATAACATAAACATCAAATTTTTTATTACGAGGATTTTCTAACATTTATTTCTCAAGATATGATGGAGGGATATGATGGTCATTCCAATGTCTAATGTTACCACCAACAATAAAACAGTTTGTAATAATTAGTTGTAGGAAAATAAAGGTTCGGATAATGGCAACAAAGTCTGCCTCTCTATCGTTCTTACCTGATTTGTCACCTAGTGCCTTTGCCCAGATTCTCCACACCTTTTTCATGAAAGCAATTCAATTCTTTTATCAATGTAGGCCTTTGCCTTTTTAAGGTCGGTCAACTCATCATCTTTATGACCTGCTCGACACACATATTTTATCACATTACCAGAGAAGTAGTCTAGTTGTTGATCAGCTATGAAATCCCATACCTGTATCTTGCCACGTTGATAATGTTTAGGAGAAATTTTATTCATCGTATTATTTGAATGTTATCATCTTTAGACCAGAGTTCTACTTCAGTTCTAAATCTACCATCTCTTTTCAGAGTTTCATATCTCTTGGTTGCTTTTCGCTTCCACCAAGAGATAATATTATCAAGATAAAACTTATCCCAGTTTTGACCATGAACTAATTTATCTTGATCTCCACGAATAACTTCACGGACATTTCCATATCCATAGTCGGAAATATAAAATCTTTTCTTTTGCGTAAGACTAAATGCCATGTCAATTACAGAATTAAAATGTTCTAGTTTATTTTGATCTTTCAATGATTTCTTAATACTTGCAATCATTTTAGCCTGCCTCTTCATCTTTTTAGATGATGCCTTGTTATCTGTCAAAGGTGTATTGTTATTGAGCAAAGTAAAATGATCATGTAATTTGTGAAAGACTCTATCATGTAGTAGAGGTAAAAACTTACTATCTGTCAATCCTTTAAATCTAAAGAAAGGTTTCAGTCCATCATACTGTGATGCTGATGTGGTAGAACCATATAGAGATGTAGTTTCAAATAATGCAATATCTTTTTCAAATACTTTGTTGAGTGTTTCTCTTGCAAAGTGTGATACACAAAGAAGTGCGAGTAACTTACCACCAAGATAATTATATCCAAAAGGTTGTGATGGCACAATCACAAATCCCATGGCAGTATGACGATTTAATAGAGAAAGATTTGCAGGTTGACCCAACCACAAATTTCTTGGTTTTGAGTTGATAGTAGGAGAACCAAAACGTATAAATCCTACAATCTTTTGTGATCTCTTTTCATATACCATCCAACGTAATTCTCTACCAGGTATATTACTTTCATTGTTATGTGATGAAACAGCAGCTAATAGATTTTTATAATGATCTTGAGGTAAAGAATTTGGAAAACGATCACCAACAAATCTCACCTCAAACTCCATGTCTTCTGGTGATATATCTTCATTAAAAAATTCATCTTCATTAGACATTAGAGCATTTGTTTTAGGAACAAGTTCTCTTTTGACAAAACGAAGATAATCTTCTATTGATGTAAAGTTGCCAAAGTAATTAATAAATTCATCAGCAGCCCATGTAGCATCTGTCTCACTAATAATCATCGTATAATCATTTTATCCTCATAGAATCGTGGCCCTGTTTCGTATGGGGGAACTATATCTGGTATCTCTATCATAAGGGGTGCGTCAAGGACTCTTTGAATAGCATCTGCCATTCTTCTAAATCCTGATCCCACATAGATCTGTCCTGCTACAACTGCAAGAGTTGCAGATCCCCAAAAGATGTAATACCATCGACTCTTCATTTGTGCTCTGATTTTTTCTCGTTTTGAAATAAGTTTAGTCATTTAAAATAAGTCTCCATAATTGAATAGTAAGCAACAAAACCTGAT